ATCTCAGCTACAAATTCTCTTAATTTTTGTAAATCATTTCCTCTACCTAAAGCTTCTATTCCTGTAATAATAGTAGGCCTAACAGAATCTTTTGGTAATGCAGGAATTTCTTTTGCTTGTGACATTCTTTTCATTAGTATTTTAACTAATGGTAATTGAAATTCTTGAGATAGTAATGAATAAATACCACCCATAGAAGTTTCTAATTGTTCTGCCATATATCTAATTTCTTGTGCTGTAACTCTTTCAGCATCTCTTTGTATTGCAGTGTGTAATAAGAAAGCATATGACATACGCTCTTCTAATTTACCAATACTTCTTTCAACTACTTGTAAATCATATTGTTTTTGAGCTTGAAGTACAGACACATCATCTTGGGTACCTGTAATAATATCACCATTTCTTGTATTAGCTAAATCTTTTTTTCTAGTAACAGAGTTAGGTCTGACCATAAATACTACTTTAGAAGATGCTGCCGCACTTTCAACAAGTGCTTGTGACAAACCTTCTAGTGATTTTAAATCACCAATAAATTCTTCAACATAACTTCTACCGTAATCTTCATTATCAACTCTAACCATTCTCAATGCTTGGTAAGGAAAATTATCAACTGTGTATGAACCAATTGAAGAAGGTATTTTTATACCTTTAACTTCTTGACATACGTAAAATTTATCTTTTGCTGTTTTGTAAATATGTGTAAATAAATCTATGTCTTCATCATCTTTATAATCAGAATCTTTTGCAACCATCATCTTAACATCTTCATCTAAAGACATTGGACTGATACATTCTTTAATAACAATTTCTAGTAATTCACCTGATTCGTCTCTTCTACACACATAATTTGTAATAGGGTAAACTCTCATGTTACCTTGTCTAGGTAAATAAGTAAGTACGTTTCCAGCCACAATTAAATGTTTTAAAGCTTCAAATACAGAAACTCTTAAAGCAAGTTGTTCTATTTTATTTGATACTTCTCTTTCAATTGTTGCTAATGATTTTTCAATTTCTGATTTTAATTCTTTTTGTTTATCTAAATCTTTTTTAGCGTTGCCTGAAATTGATAATCTAAAAAATGGGGAATTAGGCGGAAGTAATAATAATAATAATTTAGAAGCTAGGTTATTAACGCCTCTTGCTCCTACTGATTGAAAAGGATTGTATAAGTCTGTTGAGACATGAAAGCCATCTGGTGGCAATAAGGAAGGTATTGTTAGCTCACTACATTCTTGAGCTCTATCTAAAAAGTGTTCTCTGTTCTCTTTTAATTTTTCGTATCGTTGTTTAGCGGTCTCTTGTAATAATCTGCTGTTGCTGTAGTTCATTTATTATTGTATATTTAAACCTGAACTTGTTGGTATATTTAAACCAGACGAAGTTTGCAAAGAAGATGTTCCTCTTCTTCTAGCCTTTTTAGCAGTCACTTCGGCTCTTTCCATGGTAGCCGCAGTTTTAACTGTCGGTGCTACTTGGTCTCCTATTGGAGATGTGGGTGGAGCTGGCGCTGGTGCTGGCTGAACTTCAGGTACTTTTGGCGACGATAAGCACATATTATTTATTTTCTGACCTCTCTTTTAAAGTGTTGATAAATCTTACTACATCTCTTTGTCCTGCTTTAAAGTAAACTGTCTTAGTATCATCAGATAAACTAGGTGATTTTTCAGGAAATACCTCATTTAACATCTTAACTAAATCAGTAGCTAATACAGGCATAACTAAATCTTCAGATTCATTCATATTTTATTCTTCTAAAAAGGGTACTTTAGTCAAATAGTGACCCAGTAATGGTTCCTTTGTTATATTCAGTAGCTCTGTTTTCAAAGAAGTTAGCGTGTTCTACGCCATTTAATACCCAATCTAACCATGGTAATGGATTGTCTTTTACATTGTAATTAGGTTTTAAAGACAATTGTAATAATCTTCTATCAGCAATATATCTAATGTATTGTTTAACTTCTTCAGGTTTTAAACCTCTAATGCCACCCATTTTAAAAGCTAAATCAATAAATTTATCTTCAAGGTCAACCATATCACGGCATGTTTGATAGATACTTGCTTTAAATTTTTCTGTCCAAATATTTGGGTTTTCTTTTACTAATGCATGAAACAATTTAATCATGTTTTCTACATGGTGTGTTTCATCTCTAATAGACCAAGTAACAATTTGGCACATACCTTTCATTCTTCCATATCTTTGAAAGTTTAATAACATAACAAAAGAAGCAAACAATTGAAGTCCTTCTCCAAACGCAGAAAAACAAGCCATGTCTAAAGCTAATCCTTCTATGCCTTTACCTTTTGATTTAAATAGATAAGTATGTTTATCAGCCATTTCTTTATACTGTTGAAATGCTTTGTATTCACTGTCTGGTAATCCAATAGTATCATTAAGTAATGAATAAGAATGTGCGTGGTTTGCTTCGCTAGTTGCAATAGCAGACAACATCATTCTAATTTCAGGTGGTTTAAATTTAGGAATGTATTTATCAAGATACGCTTGTGCAATATCAACGTCACCTTGAGTAAAGAATTTTAATATTTGATTAATTAAATTTTTTTCTTCTACTGTTAATCTTTCATTCCAATCTCTGATGTCTTCATGCAAAGGTACTTCACTTGGTAACCAATGCATTTTTTGTTGCATGTCATAAGCTTCAAAAGCCCAATCATATTCAAATGGTTTATAATGTACTCGTTCTTCAAATAGTGGCATAGTTTATCCTTCGCATGCCAGACAGCTATCAGCACTAGCTTCTGGTATTGTTGTTCTTTTAATTTTACTTGATACTAACTCTGCTCTTTTAATAGCTTCTGAACGAGTGTAGTATAGTGTTTTTAATTTTTTCTTCCAAGCCAACATGTGTAGATTATGTAAATCTTTAATGTGCACGTCAGCTGGAATAAAAATATTTAAACTTTGGCTTTGACAAATGTATTGTTGTCTGTCAGCAGCGTGTTCAATTATCCATTGTTGGTCAATCTCGATAGCAGTTTTGAAAACATCTTTTTCATATTCTGACAAAGTTTCGAGATGAGCAACCGAGCCTCTTTGCGAGACAATGGATGTCCATATATTATCATTGTTTATCTCCTTTTTTTCTAATAGTTTTTCTAAGTGTTTATTCTTTACTAAAAAAGAACCAGACATTGTTTTTTGTACATAAGCATTTGCTCTGAACGGTTCTATTGATGGTGAAGTTGTTCCACAAATAATAGAGCTAGATGCATTAGGTGCAATAGCTAATAGATGTGCATTACGCATGCCTGTGCCTTCCATGTCAGGAGCTTCACCTCTTTTGACAGCAAGTCTTTGTGATTCAGCAACAGCTTGTTCTTTAATACTTTTAAATATTTTCATATTAATAGATTTAGCTAACGCTGATTCAAAAGGTATAGATTTAGATTGTAAATATGAATGAAATCCCATAGCACCTAAACCAATACTTCTTTCAGCAGCGGCACTAAACCTAGCTCTAAATAAATTTTCAGGAGCATGGTCAATAAAATATTGTAATACGTTATCTAAGAATCTAATTAAATCAGGTATGAATAATGTATCGTTTTTCCATTCATCATACTTTTCTAAATTAACACTTGACAAACAACAAACAGCTGTTCTGTTTTCATTTGTTGGTAAAGTTATTTCAGAACACAAATTAGAATGGTGCACTTTTAATCCTAAGTCTTTTTGTGTTTGGGGTAATCCTTCATTGATAGTATCAATAAAAGATATATAAGGCTCACCAGTATTAACTCTAACCTCTAATATTTTTAACCACAAATCTCTAGCTGATACTGTGCGCACAACTTTTTTAGTGTGTGGGTCAATAAGATTCCAACTGTCATCATAAGTAGGTTCTTTAATACATTTGTCTATTAACTCCATAAAATCATTTGTTATATTAATTCCATGGTGTAAATTTAAATTCTTTCTATGTGCATCACCACCAGTAGGTTTACGCATTTCTATAAACTCTATAATTTCTGGATGTGATATGTCCATGTAAGAAGCATAACTTCCTCTTCTAGTTTTACCTTGAGAAAACGCTAGTATCTCACTGTCAACTACATGCATGAATGGTATAGTTCCTGAACTAGCACTGCCGCCTGAAGTGGCCACACCATCAGAACGCACATGTCCCCAGTAACCACCTATGCCACCACCAACAGAAGCAAGCCAAGCGTTCTCTGTGTAATGACCAGTCAATCCTTCTCTACTGTCACCAACATAATTTAAGAAACATGAAATAGGCATGCCTCTTTTAGTACCACCATTAGACAAAATAGGCGTTGAATACATAAACCATAACTTAGATGCATAGTCATATATTCTTTGTGCCATCGCATCATTATCTGAAAAAGCTTTTGCTGCTCTCATAAATGCGTCTTGTGGTGATTTTTCTTCTGGCAATAAATATCTATCTTGCAATGTTTTCTTGCCAAAGTGTGTTAATAAATCGTCTCTATTATACTCCATGTAAATTTTTCAATGCCTCTGATGTTGAGTAAGCTAAATCAGACATTTGTGGTACAGTTATTAAACTTTTGTCTCTGTCTAATATTTTGTATTGGACTTTCACTGGTTTAAATTGTTCTAAATGTTCAAAGATTTTATCTTCATGCATGTCACTACAAGTGTAAACATCTAATTGTAACATTGCAGGATTGTGTTCATCCCAAACATGAATTGCTATGTGTGATGTTTCAATAACTGCAACACAAGTAGCTCCTTTGTTTCCTTTTTTATCTACATAATAAGATTGTGGCTCACCAAGTAATTTCATTTTAATTTTAGGAACTAATTCTGTAACCCATTTAGTTACTTCTTGTGTGTTCTTGGGTGGCTGTGTTACTTCAGCTCTTACTATTAAATGGTTATGTTGTAGTATCATTATATTTTTGTTCCGAATACAGAGTATTCTTTTTCTGGTTCATAGTTAAGTGTTACGCCAACTGGCTCTGGAAATTCGTAAGCAATAATCATATCAATATATTGTTTTGCTTTTTTTAAATCTTCCAATTGTTTCTCAGCTGACAAGTGTTTTTTATTCCAGCGGCAAATGTATTTAATTACATTGCCTTCTGCATATGGAATATTATTTTGCATGATAAAAGTAGCAGGTTCAATTGCCATTGCATAATGCTTTGGTTTTTTTATTGCATCCATAATTTTATTTTCCCTGTAGTTTTATTGTATTCACCGTGTCTCAATATCCTTGCAACCCTTGCTTGTTGTAAAGCTTCTTTATCGGTAAATCCTTTGTCTTTATATAAACCTATAACTATTTTCCATAGGTCTAAGATGGGTACATTAGTATATTTATTAATAAGTTTTTCAGCTGTTTTAATACCAACAGTTGGTAAACCAGTGTAACCATCAACGGCATCACCAGTTAAAGTTTGTATCATAAACCAATAATCAGCTAATTTTAATGGTGTTTCTTTAAACGACATACCATCTGTAGATAAAGTAGCAGGTATTTGTTTAAGGTCTTTATCAATTGAGACAATAATTCTTTTTTCATCTGTCGGTTCTGTTGCCATAATACCTAAGACATCATCAGCTTCTAAGTTTTTCCATATAACACCATTATGTTTTTCCATAACATATTCACGCAAAGCATTTAAAACCATTGGTTTTCTTTTGTCTTTTCTGTTTGCTTTATATGTAGGCATAACATCTTTTCTAAAATTATGTTTATCAGTCAACGCAACAACATAATCGTCAGCTTCAAGTTGTGAACCTAAATCTTCTATCTGTGCATCAACATCTGCTATGCATTGTTTTTCATCACAATGTAAAGTCCAAAATCCATCACCCCAATGAGTGTCCACTTCATTTTGAGTAGCTATTTTATAAATTAAAATATCACCATCAATTAGTAATACTCTTTTCTTAGTCATATATTATTTTCCTTTCCTGTAATTTACGTTAAATTTTTTGCTGAAAATATTTCGGCTAATGGAATTAAAACAAATTTACTACGCCACCCATCACCCCCATTTTTAAGTGTGCCAATATATTGTTTAGTTAACTTTTTAATTGTCTTAGTATCAAAAATTAATCTACAATAATCTTTATCACCATTAGCAAGAATGTGCACCCAATATTCAGCTTTTGTAACCATGATGCCAGATGGCTTACCATTACATTCTATTTCAATTGCAATGTTACCAGTTTTAAACCACCAATCACGTTCTGTTTTTACTTCTAACTTTCCTTCTTTTAATATTTTTTCAATACGCTCTTCTCTGTCTTGTCCGTATCTTAAATCAATATCAAATTTATTATTTGCTTTAGTCATTAATGTGTATCACTCCAGTTATCTCCTGTTTTATATTCACCTGTTAATGGAATTCTTAAATTAAAATGCTTGCCAGTACGTTCCACAGCCTCAACAGCTAGTTTGCCTATTGCGTCAGCATCTTTTTCAAGACATTCTATTTGTATTTCATCGTGCACCCAAACAACTTGTTGTGCGTTAGAGTGTGTTAATAATTTATCAAATTCAACAAGCCATTGTTTACACACAATAGCACCACCAGATTGTAATAAAGTATTTAGTGCAGCATGAGTTGAGCGTACTTTAATTTTTCTTTTATCAAGACCAATCAAATAACCTCTTTCAGCTGCTGCTTGAACTTCTGTTATTAGTTTATTTAAAGCTGGTAAATTATTTAAGAAACGTTTTTTAATCTTGGATGCTTCTGCCATAGTTTTACCAGTTACTAACCCTATTTTTTTAACACCGCCGCCATAAAGAAAACAGTAGTAAAATCTTTTGGCTAAGTCTCGGCTGTCTAAACCTGCTAATTTTTGTGTCTCAGAATGTATGTCACCCTCAAGAACAACTTTAGCATAGTCGCCGTTATCGTACTTAGCCATATAGTGAGCCAACATTCTCACTTCTAAACCCGAGACATCAACACCTACGAGTTTTTTGCCTGCTGGAACCGTAAATAAGGCTCTACATTCTTTACCATAAGGCACATTAACACTTGGTATTTGTGCCATGTTTGGGTATGAATGTGTTGCTCTAGCTGTAACAGTTGAATTGGTATTACACACTCCATGTATTTTCCAATTCTTTTCATGTTTTAACCAAGCTTGTGCTCCTGTAGCTAGTTGCCCAATTCTTTTATCTAATAAAAAATGTTCACACAATATTTTAGCTTCTGGATATGGTAATGAAGCCAACACTGTTTCATCTAATTTAGGTTTACCATCTTCAGTAAATTCTTTTGGTTTCCAATTATGAATAGATATTAATTTTTCTGCAATATCTTGTCTGCTTGATGGATTAAATGTTTTTATAGATTCTTTATAAAACACTTGCCCCTTAACATATCCTCTAGCTTTATTATTTACTTTAGGAAAAAATGGTGTTTTAATTGTTTCAGGGGGAAACATTTTTTGAAATTCATCTTCCAGTTCTAATCTTCTTGTATTTAGTTTTGTGTATAATTCTCTTGCAGCTTCTAAATTAAAAGTAAATCCATGTTGCTCTTGTTTGTAAATTAATTTAGCAACTTCATGTTCTAATTCCATTGCTTGAATTGAATATCCCTTTTCAATTATCATGTTGTATAATTTGTGAGTTACTTCAACATCTTGAATACAATATTCTAACATTTCAGGTGTAAATGTTTTCCAATCAGTTTCAATAGCTGTCTTGTAAGTTCCAATTCTGTTGCCCCAAGCTTTTAAACTGTGTCTTCCAATGCAATCTCTAGGAAAATCTTTTCTTTGAAAATCTTTTTCTTTTACATCTGGATATAACAATCTTGTTGCTACCAAAGTGTCAAAAATTTTTGCGTCAGTCTCAAAACGAAAATAAAGTTTTTTAAGAACAGGTAAATCATATTTAATTATATTATGACCTATTAACAATTCTGCTTTTCTTAATTTATTAACAGCTTCATCTGTTGTTAATTTTAAAATTTCATTTGTCTCAATATTTTTTAAAACAATACAATGAATTTTAGTAACATTATCTAGTAAACCATCAGTCTCTAAGTCAAATATATATTTCATAATTTTATTTTTACAATTTTAATTACATTGCTAGTTGGAATTGTTGTTACATTACCTACATCAGCAATAAGATTGTCGTCATCAAAATTTAAATCGGCTGCAATTATATGTATTCCACCAGAAGATTTAATAAGCCATCCAGTTGAAACACAAATAGTTGGTTTTGATTTTTTTGCTGCGTTTAAATGCTGCCATCCAGCATCTGAATTTATATCAGACCACCAAAGTTGAACAAAATCAGCGTCTAATGTTTTTCTATTTAATGTGGGAAGGTTTATTTTGTTCTTCATTAATTTTATTTTGTTTTTTGTTTTTTTTCTTATCTCCAAATATTTCTAACCAGCCTTTTTTATAAGACGCATCAGGTACCATTTTACCATCTCTTATTTTTTTATCTACCATATGTTAGTGCACTGTTTTTATTTTTGTTTTTAATTGCCATGCATGAAAAGTTTGTTCACACAATTCTGATATTGCATTGTCAATAAATTTTTTAACTTTATCATTGGGAACTAAAATTATTATTTCTTTTTCTGGATGTATTTGTGCTTTAATTAAATGAGCCATAACATATTCAGTCCAACTATAAGCAGCTTTTTTATCAGAAATCTTTTTGAGTTTCTGCTTGTACTTCATTTAATGTTCCTGTTTCTAAATCATAACGCAATGTACAAGCTGTTCCTGTTTCACCACTAAAACGATTTTTAAGTATGTTAAGTTTTGCAAGATTATCACTTGATTGTAAATCTCTATTCATAGAAATAATCATATCAGCTAATTGTCCAATGCTGGCTGAACCCCTAAGACTATTCATAGAAACTTCAACGCCATCTTCATAACCCTTGTTTCCTTCTGGTCTTTTTAAATGAGACACAAGTATTAATCCAATGCCAGTTTCCTCGACTAATGTTCTTAATTTAGAAACAAAATAATCAATTAATTTACGTTCATCATTTGTATGCTCATCACCTAAAGCTGACAAAGCCATGTGTAAATGGTCAAGCACAACAAAATCTACTGCACAAGCTTTTGCTAAATATCTTATTTTAGATAATAAATTATCAGCAACGGTACTACCGAAGTGGTTATATAAATAAAACTTCCCATTACCAACAGTATGTTTAAAAGTCTCTTGTAGTTCGGCATCTGTTATTCCCTCTCTAGTTAAATGCAAAGGCTTTTTTAATTTAACTCCCATAATTCCTAAAGCACTTCTTTTAATACTTTCCTCTAATGCTATGTAACCAACAGTAAAATTTTGATTTAATAAATGTAATGCAACATGCCTGCAAAAACTAGATTTACCAACTCCAGTTCCAGCTGTTAAAACTACTAATTCACCTTTTCTTAAACCATGTGTTTTTTTGTTTAAACAATCAAAAGGATATTTAGCAGTAACGTGTTTTTCTTCTTTTTGAATTTCTTCCCAAAGGTCAGCACCTAAAATAATTCCATCAGGTCTATATGATTTACTTCCCCAAACACAATTAGTTAATTCAGCGGCTTTACCTGCAACTAACATGTCATTTGCATCTTTTAAAGGCATTGTGCAAATTTTTGCTTTGTTAGGTGAAAATAATTTAGCACATTCTACTGCTGCTTCTTGTCCATATTTGTCTTGGTCAAACATAAGCACAACAGATTCAAAACCTTCAAGCCACTCAAGTTCTTTTTGAATATCTTTTTTAGCACCTGCTGCACCCATTTTAATACTTACTACTGGGAATTTATTTTGATTAATTTTAGAAACAGACAAAGCATCTATTTCGCCTTCTGTTATAATAACCATTTTACCTTTGTCACGCCATAAATGCTGACCAAACAATGTTGCTTGTTTAGGGTCACCTAACCATTGAAAAGTTTTATCTGGGTATCTTAATTTTTGAGCTACTAATGTTTTATTTTTGTCATAGTAGTTGGCAATGTGGCAGGGTCTTCCAAACCAAGAGCCAATTTGATAATTAAATTTTTGTGCGGTGTCATAATCTATTTTTCTTTTAGTTAATTCTTTTACGTCACCAGTTATAAAAGTTACATCTTCATTTGTTTGTTTTGGTTTCAAATCGTTTAATCCTTCTTTTCTTGTGTCACATGAAAAACAAAAAGTATGTCCATCATCATAAACTGAATTAGCATCACTTGAGCCACATTCATCACAATGTGTGTGATATAAAAAAACACTTTCTGTTTTATCCATTGTTTATTAAAATTATGTTAAATATAAATAAAATTATTACTATCTCAAGCATTACAAATCCTTTATTATGGGTTAACCTACTGGACATTACTGCCCAGCAGGCACAAACAAACTATCGCAACAATTCTTTTACATTGAAATGAGGCGATAAAGAGCTAGTCACATCTCTGTGACCAACAATCTCAACATCATTGTATTCTATTTTTAATTTAGCAATCAGTTCTATAAGGGAACTATATTGTTTAAAAGTATAATTACAATCAGGTTGTCCATTAGTTGATTTACCACCAATCAGGCAAACACCAATAGAATTTTTATTAGACAAAGTAATTGTAGTATCAATATGCGCACCAGCAATTTGAATATTTCTACCACACTGCACAGCGCCATCTCTGGTTATTACTTTGTGAAAAGCACAAGAAAATAATCCTTCTTTTCTGTGTTTTGTGTCTAAATCTTTTACATTGACATTTTCTTCAGGAGTAGTTTCAGAAGAATGTATAACTATATATTTAGTTTCTTTTCTTACGTTATTCATAGCCACTCCTTTGGAATGTGTTTGTCAGAATATTTAAAACCATATTTATCACACCACATACCATAAGTTGTAATAGATTTTTTACTTATTCTACTTTTTGAATTACTAAAAACAAATCTAATATCTAAATTAGGATGTTGTTCTTTAATTAATCTCATTTTTTGTCTGTCCTGCGTGGTAAACAAACCTTTAGTTTCAATAAATATTTTTTTATCAATTAAATAAAAATCAGGTGTGTAAGTATGAGCTTTTTGTGGCTTAGTATATTTCAACTTAGTCTTTTCAAACTCATACACAACACCCTGATTATTTAATTCAAAAGCAATTGCTTCTTCTAACCCAGACCTAAATCCGTAAGTTAAACCTACAGTTTTAGAAGTCTGCGTTTTCTTGTACAACCGTCTTTGCTGCCACTTCATTTTCTATTTCTTTTTCTGCGGCCACAAAACCACCTTCAATTTTATCAAAGCCATAGCCTTCAGCACTTCCAGCGCCACCTTCAACAAGTTCAGTTATTTGTGCTGCTCTTAATCTTAAAGATACGCCAGCTCCTGCCATAGCAGTATACCACGGCATAAGTTCAGCACTTACTTTCATTTTACTGCCAGACCAAACATTAGTATCAATCATTGGCTTGCCAGAACTATCAAAAATAGCAATTTTAAATGGAATTACTTTTCCATCAGAAGATACTATTTGTGCTTTTCTTTTAAATTTGAACTCAATGTTTCCAGTTTCTTTACCTTCAACAATTTCGTTCTCATATGGTAAACTAGCTTGTTTAATTTGCTTGCCTTTATTTTTTTCTTTAGCAAGTTCCAAGCTTTTTTTCATCTCATCATCAATTTGTTTAATTAATGATTGAGCTTGTTCTGCACTAACAACAAGATTGACTTTGTAATGTCCATCTTTATCAAATTTAGTGTCAGGTTGTGTAAGCCAAGCGTATTTAGATACACCTTCTGGACTTACAATTTTGACGTAATTATTCTTCGCCATTGTCTTTGTACTCCTCTATTATAAAACCTTTTTGCATATCAGCCACCGCTGAATCAATAGGTCTTGTTCTATACTCTTCAAAGTATTCTTCGTTCATATAAGTTACCTTATTCTATAATGGGTACTTTAATGCTTATGCAAAAAAGAACTCACTTTTTGTTAATTGTTGAATATCTAAATTACCTTTTTCAGGTACTTCAGGTATTTTCTCATGTAGTTCAACAGGTAGTTGTTTAAGTACATCTTCTCTAAAATTAGCTAATACATCATGTTCAGTAAACATGGTAACAAAAGCTTCTCTTAAAGATTTGTTTAATACTTCAACATCTGCCGCAGTTGTCCCAAAACTATCATGCACATTGCAAAAATTAGTAATACCATTTCTATATGCGATATTAACTGTTTCCATCATTGCAGCACTGTCAACGCTATGCACAACATTAGGTGCCACTCCATTGCCCATCCTAAGTTTATCAGTTTTGTCAGTCTCTGTGTTAATTCTAGGTTTAATAACTTCACCCATTAACATAGCCTTAACTCTTTTTGATTTCATTTCAGGATAAGATTGATATACTGGAAAACCAACAGGCGTAACCCAATGCACTGGCAACTGTTCTTTAGCAACTACTCTTGCAATAGTTTGTAAATAATTCATGCCAATTCTAGCTGACTTTAAATTATCACCAATACTATCCCAAATTACACTTGCTAAATAACTAGCTGGCTTAAAAACATCATCAGTAAATGGGTGTTCTTCACCTTTGTCTTTTCTCTTAGTTAAATCCTCAACAACAAAGTCAGTACATGAATATCTAGTTGAACCATAACAAATAGTCATAATACTACGCTTAGTAGTTGAACGTTTAATTCCATAATCAAGCCATTGCTGTGCATATGGTTTATCTTCAAGTGCATCTGCTTTTAATTTATCAGTCACTGCATCAGCAACTAATTGATAAATGTCTTGTGGTTTATCTGACGGCGTTAAATTAACTAACTTACCAGCTTTTTCATCTTTTAACATTAATGAATATATCTGAAGTCCATTACATGAACCATCAACATTCACTGGAATTGTAGAAATAAATCCAAAACCTTCTTCTTTGAATTTTTTCCATTCATCACAAAATGCTAAGAATTGAAAACCATTAGAAGCTTCTTCCCATTGTCTGTTAGTCATAGGGTCAGTAGCACAGGCAATAATCATTTGTTCGTTATCTTTTACCCATTGCTCTCTGTCTTCTAAAGATATTTTATCTTCACCATACATATTTGCACCATGTACAGCCAACCAAAACGCACCTTTATTTTCTTCTGTTAAAGGCTTGCCATGTGCAAAAGACAATAAAGCTTTAGCTCCAGATATACTTTGATAATTTAAAAACGCAGGCACACAATAAGCTCTTCCTCTAAAATCTAATTGTAAAGGAAAATATAAAGTTGCATAATCTTTAAATTTATCAGCAAGCCACATAATTTTAGCATACAACAAACGTTTAGAAAACATTCTAGCATTTTCAGTATGAGCCATAACAGCTTGTTTCTTCCAAGCTCTGCGGCTATCAGCATTAGTCTCAATATCATGCGGTTTGTTTGGTATTTCATAATTAGTAATAGGCGGCATACCACCAATTGCTAATCCTTTGTCCCAAGCTTCCTGCATCACTTTTAAAATAAATTTGTTTATCTTAAATGATGTATTTTGCATAAGATTAACAGCGTTATAAACTTTTGGCATATCAAAGTTTTCAAGTTCTTTTTTAAATAACTTGTTTTTTTGTTTAACCAAATCCAACTCTGGTAATTCTTTAGTCCAATATCCACCACCAGTTACAGTTGACCACATTTTAGGCGGCATAACAGTAGGTAAATATTCAGGATTTAATAACTCATTAAACTCATTACGGTTATTAATCCAATCTCTTGTTTTTTGTGTTTGTTTTATTATTTTAGCTTTTTTATGATTGATAGTCTCTGTACCAATTTCAATCATTCCAGTTGACATAATCATAAGTTCGACCAATCTAAGACCAACATGTAATTTTACAGGTGTAGTCCATTCTTCCCAACTAACCACTCCACGCTTAGCAGTTTCTCTAAGTTTTCTACGTTTATAAGTGTAGTTAAATGACCTTTTATCTAAATCAGTTTTAACAGTATCATATAATTCAGGATTCAAAAATTTGAAATTCTTGAGTGCTATTTCAGTTTCAACTTTACCACCAAGCGATATGCAAGTAGCAGTTAAAGGTTTATACTGTGTAATAGTATTAATGATATGTTTACCAGTAATCAAAGCAAGTATTTCAGGCTCCACTTCACACATTTTAGTAAATGCAATAGATGGTTTACCAATACTTTGGTTTGATTGTTCTTGAACCCATTCAGCAATAGCCATTGCCAATGGTCGTATAGTATTTGCAACCATTACTTTACCGTAACTGGTCACACTTTCCTCTTCACGCTCAACATGAGATTGAAGTCTTTTATTTGTTCTGTTTTTACCTAACGCAGCCATTTCTTTTTCATGTGCAAGCTCGTCAGAATATGTGGGCATACTCTCAATTAATTTAGCCAATGTTAACTCCTATAATTATCTTGGGTTAATATTATAATATCTACTATGGGAACCTTAATCAATTTACCACCAATTTGGTGTCTCAGTCTTCCAAGTAGCAATATCCTTTTTATTATGTTTATAATACATTCTATAAGCCTCTATTGGATTATCAGATTTGTATTCATCAGGCATAGCCATAGCAAACGCCGTCAAGTCTTTACAATCATGCTCATAATCAGGTAAAGATTTAATAACGTCATATGATTTATGATTTATATTTTTACCATATCTAAATTTATATTCTTCATTTAGATATTTAGACAAATCACGCAACCAATTAAAATTAGCAACACTTTGAGATGCCCATATAGTACATGGATGTTTAGCGTGTGTTGGTTTATAAGGCACATCAATACCTTTTTGAGACAACACAGTGCACATCATTTGAGCTGTTTCTAATATCATTTTTACAACATGTTTATCACAATGATATTTAGCACATATTTTAGGGTCTTTATCTAATATAAAAATATTCACAATTACTCCTTGTTGGATAGTTTATACGAAATTACTAAAATTATAATGCAAGTTAACATTATAAAAAGTTTTGTTTCAACTGGCAATCCAGTTAAATACGCATGTATTGTATTCATGTACGCTCCTATTTTCTAAAGTAGTTTTTAAAGTATTGACCTTGTATTACAAAAGGTTTTGTTTTGTATTTAGTATCAATTTCTAAAACCCTAAATTTAAGCAAATTATTAAGTTGTCTGTTAATTGAACCTGAGTTAAATTGGGGGTATTTGTCTCTAAGTTTAGCCAATAAAGGTTTTTTCTTAAATGGCACATTCTCAAAAACAAATTTCATTATACATTGTTGAACATCAATTTTATCGTCTTGTTTAATTATTTTATTAGGTAAAAATTGAATATCAGACAATTTATATTTAAGATTTAAAGCAGACCATCTAACAGCAGATAATGTCTCTGTATAATTAGTGTAAACAAACTTAGCTTCTTCATAATCTAAAACTTTAATAACAATATCTTTGTATTTGTTAAAATCAATTTTAGACACGCCAGCAGCTGCATAATCACAAACATTTACATTCCAGTAATTAGCTAGCTTTTTATTTATAGTGTCATAAAAAATTATTTCTTTATCAGACACAAATCGCCGTCTAGTCTCTATGTTGTCTATAAATGAACTTCTGGTATTCCAATCTGTAGAACTCATGTATTTTACTCCTTGTTAAAATTAAATTGCCGTCAAGTCCTTAAAGCAACAGACTAGGCACACCAATGGCGTACCTAGTTTGTGCCT